AATTTTTGTAAGGACCTATTTTTACTTTCATTTTAAGTCTTCGGGTTTAGGTTTTATTTGTCCCATTGCTATTCTAATCAATCTTACATGACTATCAGGAGTTAGATGCACTGTTGCAATATATTCGTTAGTGTATGATGTTGGATCTACCTTTTTCGTAAAACTAATTAACTTATCCTCAATCATCTTCTTAGCTAAAAATTCTGCTAGTTTAGATTTAACTTCATCCTCATAATCACCTGTAGTAATAGATAAGATGTTACTTTCCTTAAATCTTGCAGCAATTAATTTACCTTGAACGGGACTATCATGGTATTGAATAGTTACGTCGTTACTAAAGTAATCATCTGATGCATAGGCTGTTTTAGTTTGGGATAATATTGCTTTGATCTTTGTCATTTTCATTCCTATATACTAAACATTTCCAGCCCCCTGTTCCCTCATCCGGCACCAATCTATAAAGATAATATTCTTGATCTTGTAAATGTAACTGAGCAACTAAATGAGGATCTTCCACATCACCTATTCTAAAAGAAAAATCTTCTTTAGGTATATCTAAATCTTTAACTAAATCTTTATACGTTTCGCTTTCTGCAGTATATATAGCATTATGAATGTTTAGAAAACCTGCATCCTGTGCTACCATATATGCTTCTGGACCGAATCCAAAAACATTATACAAAACATATCTATAAGAACCTCTGTCCTCAATCTCGCCCCTATGTATTCTTCGGGAAACGGCACAGAATACTTTCAGTTGCTCGTCCTGAGAAAGAGAATTCCAAAATGCCTCTGATTCGTTTTCGTAGGTAGTCATACTTTCTCTAAATAGAGTTCCAAGTTCTTCAAGACCGTCTAATAAATCTTTATTTTTATTTGATTCGTTTTGAGTCATCTGCTATCCTTTTATCTTCGCGGAGTTCAATAAAAGTAGGCAAGAATAAACTTTCAACATTGCCTGCTTTATCCTGAATACGAGCATTATATTTTACTGTGGCTACTTTTCCTACAACATAGTCAACCACGTATTCCTGACGTTGTTCATCTGTATATCCTGAGCCAACATTTACTCGAATTGCACCATCGGCTGATTCACAAATTAAAGCACCAAGACGACCTTTGTTCTTGCCGGTACCTTCTTCCCAACCCACAATCATAAGATCACACTCAAGTTCTGCTTTAAACTTTACTTGATCCTTACTACGTTTATCTTCCCAAATGCCAATCATGGACTTAAGAATAATACCTTCTTGTCCTTCGTCTAAATACTTATTAAATAATTTATTTGCAGTATACTGATTGTCAACTGTATGAGTTTCTACGATACTAATAAGATGTCCGAGTGACGATGCCTTTTTAAATTTTTCTATTCTGCCTACAAGTTCACTAAAACGAGATTTGTAAGGAACAATATATTTACCTAAAAGAAAAACATCATAAGGAATAGCATCCCACAATGTAGCACGAACCATTTTACCTTCTTTAGCTGACTGAGTACCTTTGATTGCTTTAGTTAAGATACCATTTCCGGTTTTGCGATCAAGCGGATTACCAGTTCCATCAACCACAAGAAGTTCACCATCAAATACGACATCATTACCATAAACATTGGCAAGCCCAATAAATGCTTGACCAAATAAATCTGAAGCGATATCCAATTGCCTACCATTACGACTCCTAAATTCTACTTTGCCACCACGGACGATAGCGTTGAAGCGCATGCCATCCAACTTAAGCTGGACATATGCTGGGAATCCGATTTTGTCGACGAGCTTCTGTTCGAATCCAGAAGCCAACATGACTGGATACGTTTTGATAAGTCCGGGCCAGATTTTGTTAATAGTTGGTTCGCCGACTCCGCAACGAAGGTCCTGTTTGATGATCCTCTCAATAACGCTGGCATCTTTTGCATCAAGTGACTCCAAAATAAATTTCAAATGGTCAATCGCAGCATTGCCAGTCTTGTTACGAGTGGCAAATTGCTGCTCTAATTCTTGCATAGCCCAACCCAATGCTGCCTTAGCATCAGTTTTACCAACAATGTAGTTTGGGATTTTGCGAATGTAATAACTAATCATAGGATCATATGCCAGACGAAATGTTTCCTTTAACAAATCGTTACTGGCATGCTGCCGAAGAATAGCTTCTTTGGCTAAACGAGAATTGTCTGCAGCGAGAGCTTCAAGAATATCAAATACTTCCATCATATCACCTATCAAGAATAAAATACGTTAGCTTGGCGGTCATTCTTAAGTTTGCGCTTGTACGCAGTCTTGTCTTCTACAATACGAGGACGATACTTTGGCGTACGAAGATCTTTAGCTACAGGGTTACGGCGTTTTTCGGTTTTCATCATCTTCTCCACTATTTCATTATTATATAGGAAAAAGATAACCGTGTCAACCGAAGGGTTATTCATAGTTTGCTAATTTTTTAAGCATGAAATGGTTGTATTTCCCGATTTACTGAAAATGAAACAGAATTGTATTCATGGGGTGTATTCAAGATAGTATTCTTTGCGTTTTCCAATTTATTTAGATTATCAAAAACACCGACAATATGATTTTTCTTAGCCCTATTTAGTTTATCTAAATATTTCGCTTCGAGAATAAAAAGTTCCTTCATGCTACAGTAACTCCTACTGTATCACCTAACATCATAATATCAGGCGCTTCTTGCCAACCAGATGATTGTAAAGTTTCAATATTAAAAGTAGAGTTAGTGTCCCAAATAAGGTTATTTATTTGAATTGCCGAAATAGTATCAGATGCCCTATTATTGGATTGTCCTGCATATTGGAATTCATGCAATTCAGTCATATCTAAAAATTTTTCAAAGGACTTTCTTGCTTCTGCTTTATCTTTAGCATCAAAGATTAATTTTGCTTCCAGTCCATGAATACTTTTATATTCAACAGAAACTTTATGTATCATGCTGCTTTATCCATAGTAGTTGTGTTAGTAATAGTTTCATACAACGTTTCAAATTCTTCGTGCTCTTCTACCTCAGAATTAAAGTTTTGCTTGTGATAAGTCTTTGCCATTCGACGGAATGTCTTCTTAGACAAATTTTGTTCATCACAAATATTCTTGATTGCTTCTCTAATAAAATCACGTTCTGCGTCAATGCGAGTCATTGAACCGCTGATTTCTTTCATACAATCTAAAATAGCCTTACGATCTGCTGGGCTACTGGGTACTGTCATAATATATCTCCTAACGACGCATAGATGCGAAGTCCTTAGCCTGATCTTCACTAAAGACGGGTTGTAAACAAGATTTGTGAACAATTGAAACACCAATGACCTTGTCACCGGTATACTGAGGTGCAGCTTTCTTGGCTGCTACAGATACACCAGTATCAACGCTCTTGATATGGGATGTGGTATCTCTACCATGAGGAATTTTCGGCATGACAATAGGTCGAGTAAGTGCTCGAGCCTGCACTGCCTTCTTCGGTTGCAACTTTTTCTGTAGCTGCTCCCATTCTGCTTCTAAAGCCAAAGCTTGACGCTTGGCTTCTGCAGAAGCAAACTTTACCTTACCTTTTTTCTTACCAGTTGTAGAAAGCCAAGGACCTACAAGATGCATTGTCATAATATACTCCTATCAATTAAATCATATTATAATGTCAACAGTATTACTTGTCAAATGCCCTGTATTTCATAAATCCTACATTTCTAGAGTCATATATCGGGGATTTTGGTATTTCACCGGTCACAGACCACTCACTTTGTTTTGGTAGGTCCCTTTTAGGTGGCCTGAAACGTTCAATTAATTTGCGGAAGGGACCGAAGATTTTTTTACTGGGGATTTCTTTTTCTGTTCTACTACAGATTGTTGTTTCTCTTGAACTGGTAACAGTCCTGGAAATGCTTCGAACACTAAATCATAAGATAATGATGGGTATTTTGTCTCAAGCTTTCTATCTTTAGCTAGACATACAGCTTCTGCTTCTTGCCAATGAATACCTTCAAGTAATTGAATAAATAATTGTTCTTTTCTTACTTTAGTTATGTTAACGTCAGCACGAGTCCAAATATAAAAACGTCTAAATTCTACAAACAAATTAGTTTCTGCATAACCATAAGGAATTTCTTTATCTTTTTTAAACGGTGGCTCACCTTCAGGCAAATTCATTTTTGCTAAAGGATGATAGTTGATCTCAAGAAGTCCCTTCAATGGAATTGAATCATATTTGCGCAGTACAGTTATTTTATCTGCTCTGGATTTAACTTTCTCTACTTCTTCGAACACTTGTGGTACTAGTGTCTTCATTAAAAATCTCCAATGACATCCATCATGTTCTTCATTTTATTCATGATGAAATAGTTTAACAGTTGACTCTTGTCTTTATTCGGTTGATTGACAAAGTTATTTATAATTGCATCTTTTACTTCGCTTGGAATTCGAGTAAAGTCAACCATTGTCTTGTTACGCTCATAGCGTTTAACAAAGTCCGGATCACTTGGCATAGATGCCGGATTGTCTAACCACTCCGATAACTTCTTCGACGAGATGGGTTTTTGTCGTTCGCCAGCAATGATCGAGTCGTCTCCGGATAAGACGTTCGGGACTCCATCTCCTTTGTCGCCTCT